ACGACGAAGCGCTATGACCGGCGCGGTGATCGCGCCAAGCGGCGCGCCGTCGACCAGGTGCACGTGCCGTATAAGCGAGGGTAATAGTGAGCACAGCCATCACACTCGACGACCTTATTGCCAGCGGGATTGCTTTCACCGAACTGGAGTTTTCTGCCATCTTTGGCGATCAGGAGCATGGATATATCTTTGTGCGCGTTCACAGTGATGCACTTGAAAAGGCGCTCGGCATCACACTGGCGCGCTGCTTCTTGCGACTCTCAGATCAGGAGCGTGCTACGGCCAAGGCGCGCATCGATGCAGCTCTGGACACAGAAGACGCCCGGCTGCGCGACACGTTCAAGGTGAAGCGGCTCACGCCGCGATAGGGTTATGACTGAAGTGAAACTTGAAGACCTCGTCGACGCAGCGCTCCCACCCGACAAGGTCGCGGTGTTCATCTGGCTGGACAACCAGTGGACGTCCCTCGGCGATGGCAGCTACTTTGATCGCCACGGCACGCCGACCAAGTCACGTGAAGCGCGCGATGCCGCACGGCGACGTCTGAAGAACGCCATGGATGCAAACCGCGAGGTGACGTTCAGGAAGTTCTTCAAGGTGTATTTCAAACCGCCGGCGCGAGAGGCAGCGCGACCATCGGCCCCCAAAAAAGGAGATAAGCCGAAATGACTCAGGCCGACGCTAGCAAACAATCTGCGCCCGTCCTAAAATCGCCCTCGCCCACTGCCGCACCCACATTCTCGTATTCACTGTGGCACGACCCAGCCTTCTGGGCTTTTTGTGAAGTTTTGGCAGAGATATGCATCGAAAAAGCGCACGCAGCACAGTCAACCGCACAACTGCCCTGTGTTACCTCCGCAAGTCCATCGTCCGAACCGGCACCGACTACGCCTCCATCGATCTCCAGCGCGCCGCGATTGAACGGCTCTGTGAGCAACGAGGCTGGGCGGCCGAATGGTTCGAAGATGCCGACGGGCACCGCAGCGGCCGCAGCGAGCTGGGACGGCCCAACTGGCAACGACTGAAAACACGTATCTCTGACGCCGACGTGGTCGCAGTGGTGGGATACAGACTCGACCGGATCGGCCGCAGTGTGCGCGACATCGCCGCGCTTATCGAGCTAACCGACACCCATGGTGTTGGCGTGGTGACGGCTGACGGCCAGATCGACACCACGAACAAACTCAACGCGTGGACGTCGGCCCAGATCAATATGACGGCCGTGTTCGCTCAACTCGAAAGCGACATGGCGCGTGATCGCATGCGCGAGCGCGTGGCGTCCAAAGATGCCGCCGGCATCAACCACGGCAAGCCACCTTTTGGTGTGATCAGAATCGGCGAGGGCAACGACGCCCGGTTTATCGCCTCGCACGACCTGCCAGCCGTTGTGCGTTGCTTGGAGCTGTATGCGGGCGGTCTCAGCTATGACGCGGCAAGCGAGCGCCTAAACCGTGACGCAGTGCCGTGGCGCGGCCGCTCTGGTGCCATCATTCGTTGGGGTCGTGAGAGCGTGCGCACCGTTGTGGGCAACGTGCTTCGATACGCCGGTTATCACATCCCACAGACCGGCTACGACGCCAAGAACAACCGCGTGCAGCTCGCCGACGGCGACGGCGACCTCGTCGACCGATATGCCCGAGCAATCGGCGCGTGGCGCTCGCCAGCTGTGGATGTGGTGATCGAGCGTCAGCTCGCAAACGCTGTCATCGACAGGCGCATTAAGAACTCGGCCACCGGACGCCCGGCGCGCAGGCTTTATCTACTCACGCCGATCGCATACTGGCACAACAAAAAACTGCGTGGCCAACCACGCGGCCCACTCCACCCCGACATGCACGTGTATCGCACGTATAGGCGCGGCATTGCGCTCGATGCAGATGAGGTGGAGACAAAGCTGATCGACAAACTGCGCGGGCTGACGATGCCCGCCGAGCTTCGCGAGGGCGTGCGTCAGATACTGATGATGCGCACCAGTGACACTCGGCTGCAATCACTCAATCAGCGGCTTGCCGAGGCACGCGAGGCGCGCCAGACGTTGGTGGATCTGTTGCTCGCGCGCTCGATTGATCGTGAGGCATACAACACGCGCTTTCAGAAGTTTGAGGCAGTGATCCGCGAGTGCGAGGCCGAACTGGCCATGCCGGCTGCAGTAGAAGCAGCCATGAATCAGCTAGATGGCGCAGGCAAGATGATCGCCGAGGCCTCAGCAGAACGAAAGAAGCGGTTGATCCATTCGCTCTTCCGCCGCATCATGTTGTCCAGCTATGGCGACGTGGTCGCTGTGGACTGGGAACCGTGGGCAAAAGAGGTTTGGGGGGCTTTGAGAGAGCACGTTGAGGACGGCTCTCTCAGATTCGATACAAACGATGCCGAAGGTGGGAATCGGCCACGATCTTTGCCGCCGCCTATCCCCGCCCCCATCATCTTCTGGGCACGCATGCCATCGTTTGAAGAATTGGGCGCGCTCGCCAGCGAATAGCGCGCTATTCGCTGGCCTCGCCCTCGTCGAGCAGCCACCAGATAGATTGCAGCTCGGGCACGGTCAGCGGCTCTTTGAGCTGCAGCTGGTCGAGCTGGTCGAGCGTCAGGCGAGGCACGTTGATCTGCAGCACCTCGCTCAGGATCGGTGCAATTCCCTCGTTGAAGCCCTTGATGGCCTCGGGCGTTTCGAACGACACCAGGTCGCCCTCCTGCCGTTTGCCGAACTTCTCAATCAGCTGCATGCGCACGACATTGTGCGCAGCGTCAGGTGAATCTGCAGCAGCCAGCGCCTGGCGCATCTTGGCCAGCCGATACGTGAGACGAATATCGAGCGGCCGCGCCTCGCTGAACAACCGCCCGAGTGTGGGCACTGCACTCTGAAAGTCTTGCACGGTCACGGCGGTCACGCTCGGCGGCGCACTGCCGGCTTTCACCGCAGCGGGGAGCGGCGTTGATGCCGCTTTGGGGTCTCGTCTGCCTTTGCTCATGATATTGTCCTGATGTTTTCCGAATGTCCTAGATCAGTTTCTGAAGCCGAACCGTGACGGCTGTCGAGCCGGCCGATGTCCGGGAGATAACGAGGTTGGTGCCGTCGAACTTGAACGCCACGGTGACGCCGAAGCCGGCCGGCGCAATCGACACGGTGTCTGCAGATATCTGCGTGACGGTGCCGCAGTTGGCCAGCGCCTGAATGCCGACGTGAATATTGACGCCCTGCTGGATGCCAATGCCCAGTATGAACGTGGCCGCATGGTTGGAGGCGTCGCTGATAAACACGGCGTAGACCTGGCCGACGGCCGCGCCGGCAACGAGCGTCTGAAACGACGTCGTGATGGTCAGCGCCGCGTTGGTGTATCGGCCAGCCTTCTGCACATTGTCGAGCGTCGCCTTCTTGATCGCGTCGCTCGCCGCGCTGTCCATGAGGTTGACCTGGTCAGCCGCCACCGGCGTGGACTTAGTCGAATACGTGTTGGCAATTGCCATGGGTTACTCCTGTGCCGGCTCAGCCGGCTGCTGTTGCTGAACGGATTCAGTGGCCTCGGCTGGGATCTCGCCAATCTCCTGGGCATCGGCATAGAGCATGCCCTTCAGCGTGGCATACACCTGCGGCGCGCCGGGACGGCTCATCAGCGCTGCCCCGGCCAGCGAACGGCCGCGGCGGCGCACTTCGCTGCCGTTGAACTTCGACACAATCTGGTACGTCACTGATGGCACCGCCGGATCAATATGGATGTCGGCAATCACCCACTCATCGGCTTCCACCAGGGGCACGGGCTGTTCAGTCGTATACGGCATTTGTCACCTCTGTCACCTCTGTGTCTGTTTATTGCCTGCTTGGGCTGCGATCGCGGGCAGCCGGTCTTGACTGGTTGCGTAGCATGTAAGTGTGAAAGATCGGCAGTTCTTCGAACGGGTGGCATACATCGGCGCGCTTGTGATGCTCGTCGTCTTCGGCGTCGTGGCGGCCGCCATGCCGCGCGAGATGGCGCCCGACTTCGCCGAAGCCGCCATCGGCGTGGCCGGCGCGCTTGCCATCCTGCCTCGGGTGTGCATTGCCATCATGCGCCTGTATGACTCCCGCGCCGCCTCGCAGCGCCGTCGGCGGCCACATCACCGGGCGCAGCACCGGGCTGATCAGCCTCGCTAGATTTGGGCATCCGCATCGGCTGCTCATATTCCGGCCCCAACCCATACTCCACCCACGCAGCTACGTAGCCACGCTCCCCTTCCCCCTTCTCTTTTTCGGGCGTCGTTGGGTGCGCGAGCGCCCACACATCCGCGCGCTCGGCCACGATGACCCAGTCGATGATTTGTCCTGGCTCGCCATCCACAAAGCCGAACTGGTTGTCAGAGACCTTGCCGCCGTTGGCACGCTTCAGATGCCCCATCTCGCCCGTAACAAGTGACCAGATCACGCGCACACGCTGATTAAGCGCGTCAAAATAGTGCGGCAATTGCACCGTCGCCTGGCCGTCGTCGTCGAGTGCCACCTGCCCTGCATACAGGGTGTAGTGTTGCGGGCCCTCCACCGTGTAGTGATCCAGCCATTTATTGAGTGGATCCAGCGGGTGATCAATGCGCCAGTTTTTGGCGACGTTGGTCGCAGCCCATGATTGTGTGCCGTTGTTGCAGATCAGGTCGAGGCGAGCTGCAGACACAGCACCCTTCGAGCGGGCAATGAGTGAAACCGAGGCATACGGAATCGCGTTGTCGATGTAGTTCTGGACAATGGCGCGGGCGTCAAGATATGACGACGGCGCAGTCAGCCGGGCCGCGTATAGATACGCCGAGGCTTTGCCTGAGGCGTGCTCGTTGTCCGCGTTGACGTAGGCGTCCGCTTCATAGGTAGAGCTGTCCGACCACCCGCGCAGGCGCACAGCGCGATAGGTGCTGAGGTCTGTGTAGCCATACACCTCGCCCGTGCGGACGCCGGTTGAAGTGCGGAAGTTCAGCGCCTTATTGGAAACAAAGCCTGTGCCGGCGCGAATGATCACGCCATCGCCCGGGTCGAGGCGGACGCTGATGTCCGTGTCATTCCACATATCGATGATGCCACGGCCGCTGAGAGAATCCTTGTAAAGTTTGAAACACGTCCCACCTGAGGCGCCTGGTGACGCAAATGTAGCGCCGCCCGTGCCCAGACCAATGCCGCCATTGCCGAGGTTAAGCACGCCATCGATAAGGCCCTGGCTGTCAAACGACAGGATGTTGCTGGTTCCGGCGCGGATCAGCAGCTTGCTTGCGCTCTGATCGAACAACACATTGCCCCGCCCCGATGTGTTGTCGCCCAGCATCGTGTCGCCGACTGCGAGCGTTTCACCATTGACGGTGACCGTGCCGGTGACGGTCGTGAACGTCGGCTTGCTGGCTGCGTCTGAAGCAAATACGCCGGCGCTGTTAATGATGAGCGTCGAGGTGCCAGTGAACACCGCACTGGCGTTGTTCAGGATCAGCGCCGAACCCGTCCAGCTCAGCTGTTTGGTGGTGCCGCCATCCGAACTGAACCACACGTCAGTGCCGGTGGCGTCGATGTTGACCCGTTGCGTGCCGCCGGAATACAGCGCCAGGGGCGTGTTGTTGAGCAGGATGCCCTGCGAGCTGGCCCGGATATATGAATCGCTGGTTGCAGTGCCTGAGCCGGCAAAGAGCCCATATTCACCGGAGACGCTGAACACGCCGACCAGGTTGCCCAGGCGCGTGCGCAGTGTGGCGTTCTTGGGGTGCAGCGTCCAGCTGACGATTTGCGAATAGGGCGAGTTCGCGCCATAGATGCCGTCGACGGTGGTCGTCTCGTAGTAACCACCAAAGTTCTTCCCGTAGTCAAGGATGATTGAGTCGGCGTAGACCGTCGTGCCACCGGCCAGCCCACCCTGTGGCGTTGCAACGTTGCTGGCCAGGATCGGATCGCCGGTCGTGTCGGTGATCGGGTCGTTGGTCGTGTCGGCGATGGTGAGACCCGAATAGCGGTAGAAGGTGTAGCGCTGGGTCTTGGTGGCGCTGTCGAAGCCCGACGTGCCATAGGTCGTGTCGAGCACGACTTCACCCCAGGCGTCGCCAATGGTGAGTGACCCGGCGCTACGGCTGAAGCTGCGGAAGCGCACGATGTCGCGATTGGGGAAGACCTGCATGCCGGTGGCGCTCGGCAGGTCACGCACGATGAATGTGCCGCTCGCACCGGCATTTGGCACGTTGAAGTCGGCATACAGCATCGTCACGCTGGGCGTGATGATCTGGCCGCCCGCAAGCGCTTGCTCCAGGTCAGCGATGAAGCTTTTGGCGTGCAGCTCGTCGGTGTAGAGATATCGAAGGTCAGCCTGGCCATCGTGGGTGATGCGCATGCCGGTGAGCTGGCTGGCATAGTTATCCGACTGCAGTGATTTGCCTGTCGACAGCTTGACCAGGTTGCTGCCCGGAGACAAGAGCAAGTCACTGGCCGGCTGTAGGGTCAGGCTGCCGGCGGCTGTGTCGACCAGCGGCGTGCGCAGGCGGTCAGATAGCGTAAGGCGCACCAGTGACAGATAGCCGCTCGCGTCAGTGGCCAGAATCGAAGGGGCTGCGCCCGGGTTTGATGACGACGCGAGGGTGATGGTGAAATTGCCACCGGCGAGGCCGTCGTTCACCGACAGCCCCAACCCCGACACAACGAGTGCGCGCTCATTGGGCAGACTCGCATCCAAGGCCGCGGTGATGAATGGGGCCGTCATGGCCGGGATGTCGCTGGGCGCAAGGGCGCGGAACGAAGGCGCGCCGCCTGATGCCGCCGGCGAAGCCAGGAACACCCCGGCCGATAGCGTGGGCAGCGTGTGATGCGTGCCAAGGAAGTCGTGCGGCGATGGGGTGCCGCCAGATGTGGCCGCGCCGCCCACCACCACAACGCCTGTTACGCCACCGGCAGACGAGGCACTGTCACCGGTGCCGAGGGCCACATAGCGGCCGCCTGAATAGCGCAGACGGACCGCGTCGCCGGTCTTGCCGCCGCCCGACAGGGGGACGCGCGGCAGCACTTCCCCGCCCGGCAGCCGCACCCGCGCCGTGGCGCCATTGCCCGCCACGGCCACGATCGTGCCAATGAGGTCGCGCTCTGGCTCGCTTTCAAGCGCCTCCGAGAAAAGGTTTGCGGGCCGCAGGTTTGGCTTCAAGGTTGATACCCCCGCAAGGTGTAGTTGCTTTCGTAGGTTGTGTTGCCGTCGTCGTCCCGGGCAAGCGTTGTGCGCTTAGACACAATGACGTGGTCGGTGGCCGGATATGTGGGCCGGTCGCCGCCCGGATCGTTATTCGACAAGATCGGGTCGCTGGTCGTATCACTGATCGTGTCGCCGGTCGTGTCCAGAATTGGCACGCCTGAAGGCGCTGACACGTCGGGCGCATATGACAGGCTGAGCCTGTCTTCGGGCTGGGCCTGCACGAGTGGCACCGCCTCGATCTCATCAAACATCGATGTCTCGGCGGTCGAGCGCATCACGAGCATGGCTTCCGCTGCGCCCGCTTCGGGCGTCATCACCTGCTCGTTGGAGGCTGCGCCAAAGCGGTAGCCCTCGGCTGCGATGAACGCCTCATTGAGGGCTTCGCCCATGGTCTCGTTGCCCTCGATCGCCACGTGCCCGCGCTGCTCTGAATCCGACTGGCCGTCGGTGTGCTGCCACTGGTTCTCGCTCAAGCTACCCAGGTCATCGCGCACCCAAAAGCGGCTGAAGTCCACTGCTCCGTTTTGGGCGCTGCGTCCGCGCACATGTCGATCTTGCGTGAGCGTGGCGATGTTCGACGACGCGCTCGAACCCTTTTGCGCCGTGTAACGCGCCACCTCGTCGCCCAGTTCGAGCACCCGCACGCTGGCGGTATATGAAGGCACGGTGCCGGTGTGGCTGAGTTGCACGGGACCACTGGTGTCCTTGCGATAGGAGGCCGAGCCGAAAGTGTCAACCAGGTCGTCGAGGTCGAATATGAACATCGGCTTCTCGTTGATCTCGACCACCACTCTGCCGCCTTGCACAGCCACCATCAGATCCACCAGGCGCGTCACGTCCTCGGTAAGGGTGAAGTTAGGGGTGACGCCGGTCACCGCGCCAGCTACGTTGTAATCTGTTTCAGGAATGGGAATGGTCTTCAGCCAGCGCTCGCCCGCGCCGTCGGCAGCCACATCCGTCGATGTGGTCGCAAGCCCAATGCGGATCGCGCCGCCGCGCCCGGCTGCGTAATCGGCAGCCGTGGCATATTGCTGAATGCTCAAGCGGTAATAGTTGCGGAAGAAGATGTTCAGCCGGCGCTCGCTGGTAATCCCGGCCGTGCCTGTGTTGTTGGTGTTGTTGCCGGGGATGTGCACCTTGGCAGTCAGCACGAAGTCAACCACTTCAGCTACGAGCGGCAACGACACCGGCGTCGTCGACAGGGTGCCGGTCCACGGTGTCGCGGCATAGCCACTCGCCATGTAGTTGCGGAAGTTCACGGTTCGCTGACCAGACAGGGCCGCCATTTGCCTGATCGCGTCTTCAAGCGCCTGATATCGCCCAGACATGGCTGCGAAGCGGCTGACGGTGATGAGCGGCATGACGCCGCTTGAATCGACGGGCGCATACAGCACTGGCGCGTCGGCGTCGTGGGTCGTCTTCTTGGTGCCGAACTGTCCGCGGCCGCTGATGATGGCCAGGTCGCCTTCTTTCTGGGTCGGCGTCAGAGCCGGGTCAACCTCGCCGTTCTCATTCAGGATGGCCGGATCAGAGCCGCGGATGTCGTTTTCGTAGGGTTTGTCGAGCGTGATGTAGCTCGTGGTGTCGACGGTCGGCGATGTCTCTTTGTGTGAGCCGGTGGCGTAATACTGCTTGTCGCCGTCGATCTGGCCGCCGTTCTTGGAGCTGATCTCGACCAGCATGCCGGCCACGCTCGGTATGTCGCCGAGGTCGTCGCCTGGCTGCGCACCGCCCGAGCTGCGCCAGTTGCGTATCGTGCTGGTCGGGCCGCCCTGCTCAGCCAGCGGCGCATAGTAGGCCGGCACAATCGTCCACTTGTTTTGCACGGTCATCCCGCGCTTGTAGAAACTGAACTCGGCATAGCGCATCAACTCATCGTCGATGATGAGGTAGCCGCTCGCCGGGATGCCGTATTGGCTGGCTGCCCCGTCGAACATGTGCCCGTGATGAAGCACCACCCGCCACGCGGCCGGGGCCGAGCCGCCATAGAAAAACGAGTAATCGTCATCTTTGCCGATGGGGTTGGTGGGATCCCAGCCCACACGCGAGCTTGCCTCATATCCGCTATACAAACTGAAGCGCGCGCCGTCGGTCGAGAGCATGCGAATCGATGCGGCGGTGTTGTCATCGGTGATGAAGACACCGCGACCCTTTATTGCGCGCGGCAGCTTGCGCGCCTTGGGATCGATGGGCACCAGCAGATCGCCCAGCTCATCCGCCGCCGTGGCCACCTGGTTCTTTTTGCCGCAGTCGGCCCAGCCCCACACGTCGGCCGTGGCCAGCCGATACACCTGGCACGTCACGCCGCCTGGGCTACCAGCGAGCGAGTAAGGCGTGGTGAAGCGGATCGACGCCGCGTCGAGGGACTCGATGCGCAGGATCTGGTTGGAGTGCGTGGGGATGTTGAGGCGCACATACTCGCCGACCACCAGCCCCGCCGTGGTCGTCAGGCTGCCGATGTCGCGCTTGTCGTTCGACGGCGACTCCGTCGAGCCAGTGGCAAACAGCACTGTGTAGTCGCTGAGCAGCGCGTTGTTGCGGGCCCATGTCAGCGTCTGCTCGATGTCGTCTGCAGCCGAAGATGCAAAGATCGCCGTCGACGCCGCGACATCTTGCGAGAGCGCCAGGCCGCAGTAGTCTGCGCCTGCCTGGCTGCGCCGAGCGCGGTAGTCGAACAGGAACTCGGCCTGCAGCGTGTAGTGAGCATTGGCCGACCACGTCGCCGCGGCCACCCGCGGCTTGGTGTAGATCTGGACGCGCTTGCCACTCACGCGCACGGCCACGTCGTAGCGTGTGCCGGCCGTGAGCGCGAAGGCGTTGGCCGTGCGGTAGGTACCGGAGATAGCCGCCGTGCGCGCCCCGCCCTCTCCACTCGCTATCGCTGACAACCAAAGGCCGTTGACGTGCTCGGTGAAGTTCCAGCCGGTGTCGTCCGCGTCTGGATCCGTTGGGTCGATGTCCTTCAGGTTAAGGCGGCGCACAGCCGGGCCGTTCGCGGCGCCAAACAGCGTCCAGCTATTGCTCTTGGGCAAGAGCATCACGTTGCCGCCGCCGTCCTCGTCGGCCCCAAATACAAACCCAATCGACGCGACGTGGTACGCATTCGCACCGTCCATCTGGACGGTGGCCTCCATCAGCACGTCGCCATCCTCTTCACAATCCGTGAAGGCAATGACCGGGTTATTCAGACCATCATGCCGCCAGCCAACACTGGTGGCCTTGAGGTCTACCTCGGGTGTCTTCAGTGTGAGGTCGTCAAGCGAGCCGAGCTTAGTGACCTTCTCCAGCCGCCCGCGCATGTCGGCCTCGACGGGCAGGTTGTAGTCGATCAGGCGCTTCTGGCCAGCGTCACGAGCCATGATCGCGAGTTTGCCGGTGTCGTCTGCGTCGGTCGTCGCGGTGGGTTTGCTCGTCTCGTCGATGTTGTAGCGCGCATACTCGTCGACCGTGCCGTCGTAGCCGGTGCCGAGGATGAGCGTGCTGCCCCGCCGCAACTGCGCGTTCGCATCCCACAGCATGGCCCCGCCCAACGTGTTGGGGTTGATGAGTTCAACCTCCAGCCGGTCGGCCGCATCGGCCGACTCAAAGATGGTGAGCGATGACAAGTAATCGTCGAGCGCAACTGAGGCCGCGGCGCTTGGGTTTTGAAGCTGGGTGACCGACGCCGCATAGGCCTGGGCGTTGCCGCCGTAATAGATCACGGATGGGCTATCGCTGCGCATGAGCAGTGCGCCATACAGCGCGGCCGTGCACAAAAACGAACTACGCTCCCCCAGCGACCAGTGGATGCAGTCGGCCGACTGCAGATACAAATCAAACCCCACCGTCTGTTTGCTAACAGTGTCACTCACCTGCACCCGTCTTTCGAAGCGCGCCGTCAAATAGTAGACGCCGTTGATCTTGACCGGCGAACATGGCCACAGCGACACGAGTGACGACAGGGACGAGATGGGCGCGACCGGAATGAGCGCCGACTCGATGCCGCCTTTGATGTAGAACGTCATCGCGCGACCATGCACCTGGTCGTTGAAGAAGACATGGGTCGAGCCGTTCTCGCTGTTGTAGATCGCGCTGATGAATGTGCAACGCTTGGCCGTCTGGTGCCAGCTGGAATACACGCCACCGAGGGGCATCTGGATCAGCGTGTTGAGCGGCACAACCGTCGAGGCGTCGGGCAGCCAATAGAACTGCAGGGTCGACATGCCAGCTGCGAAGTCGTGCGTGCCCACACATACCACCACCCCGCCGCCGTCGGTTGGACACACCGCCTCGACGCGCCGCACGACGTCGGCCGAGTCGATATAGGCCAGCCCATATGACTCGCTAATGAGCGGGCCATAGTCGGCAAGCGTGACCGTCACCGGATTTGTGGTGCCTGTGAGTGTGGCCCGGCGCACCTGCACGCCCCCGGCACCGTGGGTGGCGCAATACAGACGCATGGTGCCGCCCTCGTTGATGACGGCGTTGCGCATCGACTGGCAGCTGATCGTCGTAGCGCTGGCGGTTGGCAGCGCGTAGTCGGCGGCCGATGCCGTGTCGATCACGCGCAGGTAGGCGGTGCCGTTCGTGTGGCGATACGCCGCGTAGGCCAGCGCCCCCGTGGGTCGCATGGCAAATGATTGCGGCACGGCCGTGTCGAGCGTGCCCGCCGCGTTGGCCGCAGCCACCCCGAAGTGCAGGATTTCGTCCCGCGCGGTCAGAGCGACGGTTGGATTGACAACCGCCTGTTGCTGGGCTGTGATGTTGGATCCGGTGATCGTCCGCATGGTGTTCAGCGCCTAGCGCCGCCTCAGCCTCAGCTCGCCCTCAAACCAGCCGTCGGCGCCGTCCATCACCGGCGCAAGCGCCGGCTTGAAAGCGATTGCGCCGTCAGGCACCACGTCGTACACGCTGCCCCAGATGTCCTGGAATTTCCACAGAAATGATGCCGCGGTGGCTGCGTTGTAGTAGGCGAGGATTTCATCCTTGGTGAAGTAGCCCGACCAGGCCGTCGCCGCCGCCAGAATGGTGAAGACCCACGGCGCACGGCCGGCGCTGAGCACGCCGTAGCTTTTGTCGCTCAGTGTTGGCCGCGCGCGCACGCCGCGGGTTGGCTCCGTCCACGTGGCCAGCCGCACGTAGATCTTCTTGCCACCGGCAATCGCGCCGGTGTTGGAGAGGATGACATATTGATTAGCTGCCATACTTTGTGTGCGGCTTTTTGCCACGCCGCCCGACTAATCAGTCAGGAGAAACACCATGCGCGCACTTGCTGTCGTCTGCATCATTCTGTCTGCACTTGTTGGCGCCGCCGGCGTTCTTGTTGGTGGCACCATTGCCAATGTCGTCTGGATCTTTGCGACTGCACTTCTTCTCGCGATTTGGTCCCGCATCTTCCAAGCCAGCGCCCAGCACGAAGACCACATCAAAGCAATCTTGGCCACTGGCGAAGCAACCAAGAAGTTGATCGAATTGCAAAAGCCGCCTGCCGTCGCTACCGCCGCCGTCGCCGCCGTTGTTGCCACACCCACTGCCACACCCACTGACATCCCCGCTGTTTCAACTGAACCCAATCCCAAACTCGAAAAGCTAAACCCTTAGCGCTACGGCTTATAGCCGCGCTTCCTGTCCTGTCTGGCTGCCTTGCCGCCGGCATTGACCACGCTCTTGGCCACGGTCTTGCCGTCGACGATGATGTTGTTTTGGACGGTGACACCACCCTTGCCCTCGCCGGGCGGCGCGAGCGGAGCGGTGCCCGAGGGCGGGTCTGGAACCTCGGAGCCAGACCCGATCGGCTGCGAGCCGGTCCGGCCGACCCCTGGGAACAGCCCGCCCAGTTGTTCGAGTCCGGCCACGTTGATCTTGATCGTCACCTCGCGATCTTGAATCGCGGCCATGCGCTCGTGCAAATCGTCGAGCGCCTTGATGGAGCCTGGCGAGACGCCGGCTGACAGCTCGACCTTCTTGGCCCCCGGCAGTTTGTCGAGGCCGCTTGCCAGATCGGCGACCTTGGCAAGCCCGTCGCCCATGTCGGTGTAGAGCTTATTCAGCTCATCTTTGAAGGGCTTGGCTGCATCACCGGCGACATCGAACACCCGGTTGATGTCGATCTGCCCGTTGCGGAAGGCAACCAGCGTGGCCAACGCATCGCTCATGGTGAGCGCGCCGGCGTCGTAGGCCTTCATCAGCGACTTCATGGCGGCATCCTGGCGCAGTTGTTCCAGCGTGGTCTCGCCAGTGGCGAGCTTCCACGCCGTCTGCAGCTGCTCCATCTTGTCCATCGCGCCCGTGCTGATCCCTATGGCGCCGCCCACGCTTTGGGTGCGCTTCTTCAGTTCGTCCTGTGCGTCCGCCGCGTCTTCAGTTGCTTCGGCCAGTTTGCGCATGCCCCCCGCCCCACCGGCTGTGAGGCCCATCTGTTTGTCGAGGGCCGCATTGGCTGCTTCAACCGACGCAGTCGCGGTGTCCTGGGCGAGCCGCCCGGCGCGCAGTTGCTCGGTGTCATCTCTCTGTGCCCTGGCGGCGGCCTCGGCGGCTTGCGCCCGGGCGTAGTCCTCGGCCGCGATCTTGGCCGCGCCCTTTTCGAACTGGTAACCAAACCGGTCGAACTGATCGCCGACCCGCAGCGCCAACGACACGGCGGCAGCGATCTGACCAGCCGCCACTTGAACCTGGCCGGCGGCTACGATCGCTTGCCCGCCGGCCGTCAGAGCCGCTGCACCCATGGCCAGGAGAGGTGCCTGAATGTTGGTTGCGGCGGCATGGGCTTCGACGATGCCCATGCCCAGCGAAAGCGCCGCATCATTGAGATCATTCAACGGGCGGACGCCATCATTGGCAGCGTCTACCATCCTGTTGATGCCACCAACGCTATCGGCCAACAGCGGAAGCAAACCACCGCCAACACGCGTGTTGAATCCGTCGATGGTGGCGTTCAGTTGTTGTTGCGCCGCCTGAGCGCGTTGCGCGGCCGCGACCATCTTGTCATCAATGACCTGGCCGGTCTCGCGCATGCGCTCCATGAGCTGCTGCACACCATCCGAGCCCTGGTTCAGGATCGGGATGAGCGCCTCACCGGCGCGCCCAAAGTTCTTGATGGCAAGTTCGCTTTTTTGCGCGCCATCGGGCATCGCCTGGAAGCGGTCGGCGAGCTTGTATAGGTCGGACTCGAAGGTGGCTGTGGTGCCCTTGGTGGCTTGGAGCTTCTGGACGAATACAGACAGGCCGCTCTCGACAGCATTCAGCGACACACCCAGGTCGGAAGCGCTTTGGCGAATCGCGCCGAGGAACTGATACGAGCCTGCGCCGTTCAGTTTCTGCTTGAGCTGGTCTAGCTCAAGTGCTGACTTCTGCGTTGCAAGCGTCACATTCGTGAGGTATGTGACGGTTGCCCCCAAGGCAAGGCCGATCGCGGCGCCAGCAGCCACCGACGCCACCTCGATCCGCTCCATGCCTTTGACCAGCTCGCCGGCTGCATCGACATCACCGCCCAGCGCCTGCTGCAGTTGGCCTTGGATTTTGCTGAACGAAGCCGAGGTGTTCTTGGTTTCCTCTTGCGCGCTTTTGACACTGCGCTTGATCTTCTCCACGCCGTCGGTGACTTCTTTGTTGCCGACGAGTTTGGTGTTGACCACAATGCCAACGCTGGATTGCCTGATGCCCATAGTGCCACTAGCTCCCTGTGCGTACCTGCGCGTGCGTCTTGCGTGCGCGCTGCGTGCGTTACCAGATGCCGCTCTCGGGAATCTTTATCCTGCGTGCATATGGTGAAAGATCCGCAAACCCTTTAGTCGCGCCTTGCGGCTGAGCCGCTTGTGCCGGCTGGACTGGCTGGGCCGGATACTGCTTGGGCCGCTCCTTCAGTGCCTGCGTCAACACCGCCAGATCGAAGTCATACGCATGCCGCCGGTTGCGAATCCCGACGATCCTGCTGGGCCGGGTGCCATAGGCACTGGCCACCATATGCAGCGCTATGACTTCTGTGGTGTTTCTAAAAAACGTTGCAGCGTGCCGGGCGACGATTGCAGCCACAGGTAAGCGGCCAGCAGGTCGTCGTTCGAGATCTCGTTGATGTTGATGCGCGTGTCGTCGTCGGCCGGCACGTCTTCGTCGACGATCTTCGGTTCCAAAACGGCGACTCTCAAAACCGCCTGCATCACCGGCTTGTACTTCGTCATCGACTCGACGACGTTGACCGACTTTGCAATCAGCTCTTCTGCTTGCGCGGTGAGCGGGGTCGGGATCGACCCGGCCGCCACCATCGCAAACAAGGAGACACGCCGGATGCGCAGCTTCAGGCCACCCGGCGTGAGCCACAACTCGCCCTCGCGCTGCTTCTTTCGATACTCGCTTGGAGTGTTCGCCATGGTTTAGTTCGTTTAGTTCGTCTAGCTCGTCTAGCTCGTCGGGAGGTTGGCCGCGGTTTCGTTCTGAACGATGTCGACGACCAGATTGGTGCTGGGGTCGCCCAGCGCACTGCCCTTGCACTTGGTCGTGAAGAATTTGCCGTCGGAGAATTGGCCGTCGATGCCGTCGCCAAGCAACTTGCAGCGCGCCATCTTCACGTGAGTATCGTCGCCATTCGGGCCGATCGACTTGCCATACACCTTGAAGTAGGGGAACACGTCACCGGCCTTGAGTGACAGTGTCACCTTGGCGTTGGGCGTCGTGCCGCTGGTGGTCACGGTGCGCCCAGTCATGATTGCGTAGGCCTCCAGACTGATGCCACCGTTCTCCAATTCCCATTCTGCCGCGTCGGCAATCGACACCGCAGCCAGCGTCTTGTCGTTGCCGCGCAGCGTGCCGCTTACGGTTGTCTCCTTAACCGACATCGTCATCGCCGCCGGTAGATCGGCGCTCGTCAGGCCATCCGCACTGACCAGCTTGACCTGCCGGAGCCCAAAGGGCTGATGTCCAAATCCTGCCATGTTCAAACCTCCTGATACACCGGCACCGCCGGCACTTTCACAATTTGCTCAACCGCGCGCACAAGCGCGTCGGCTGTGTGCGACCAGGTCGCGTTGGCGTGCAGCCAGTTGGCCGCCCGCAGTCCTAGTTGTTGTGTGTAGCTTCGACCGGCTTCGACGACTTCGCGCATCGACCGCGCAAGTGCGTTGATGTCCGGCTCAGCCCACTCACCTATCGTGCCGGAGTCCCACCAGCCATATTGAGCCGGCGACATGCCGGCAACCGGGATCGCCTCGATGGTCCAGTGCTCAATGTCCTCAGCCAAACCTGACCAATCAGTCGCCATCACCGGCAGACCAGTCGAGGCCGCCTCGCGCGGCGGGCTGCCCCATCCCTCACCGCGACTCGGGAAGAGGAACACATCCGCCATGGCCAGCATGGCGCGCAGCTCGGGTGGATCGAAGCGCCCAACGATCTGATCGACGTTGCGATCCGCAAAGCGCGGCGCGCCCGGCAGCTCGTCACGCAGATGCAGGATGAGCCGCACGCTGCTGTCTTTGCCGCCAAAGGCCTCTATGAATGCCCGATAGGCCACGTCCCAGCCTTTGCGATAGTCAGCCGTGCCGCTCCATAGGAAGGTGAACGGGCCGCGCCGCGGCGGGCTGGCTGGCGCAATTGGGTAGTCGTGTGCAGAAACGCCCCACTTGGCCACGTGGATCGGCTTCGTCACGCCGTTGTCGCGGAACACCTCGGCGCACCATGCGCACGGCACCACAACGCCGTCGGCGTGCTCGTTGAGGATGTCGACCCAGCCGGCTGGGAGCTTGGTTGCCTCGAACATGGTGTAGCTGATCAGCCTCGGCGCTTTGATAAACGGCAGCCAGTCGGGTGTGCACAGTGCCACAACCGGCAGCTCACTCGTCCAGTTCTTGTCACCAACCATGCCGAAGCCGCCAGCAGCGCTGCGCATGTCGACGATGGGCATGTGGCGCTTGGCCAGCTCCCCGGCGATCTTGATCGTGCCGTAGCCGTAGCCGTCGCGCGGCATGTGGAAGCCCATGAACGTGAACATTAGCCCTGCGCCTCCATGATCTGAACCGTGAAGACGTTGGCCAAGAACTGAGACGGCTTGTTTGGGCCGCCGGCACCGTTGAGCTGGGCCACTTGCACCGTGTCGCCGGCAACGAAGCACCGGTGCACCATGTCGCCAAGCGTCGGGTTTCGAAAGATCAGGTCATAGAACACACCGACGAAGGCCTTCGTCATCTGGTCGGCCAGCGCCGTCTCCTGCACCAGCGCCTGACACACCACGGCGTTGATGGTGTAGAGGCGCGTCGTCATCTCGAATTCGTCGAGTGGCTCATTCGTGCCACCGATGTAGTCAAAGAACACGAAGGGCGGCGCGTCGCTGAACAGCTTGGGGGCGTTGTCGTAGACCATGTTGAGCCACGGCGCTGCAGTCACCCTTGGTGGGGACGCATAGCCGCGGCCGCCGGAAAGCACCTGCACCGAACTGAACGCACCGTCAACGAGCTTGGTTGCGACGCTGGCCATCTCGCCGTCGCCTTCGATCACCAGCCGCGCGTACGCGCCGTAGTTGCTGCCCGGTGTGAGCACACTGATGCCGGTGAGCGCGCCATCGGCCACTGCGGCCGAGAATGTCGCGCCGGATCCACTGGGCGTGCCGGGCGTGCCGGATGTGAACGATTGGCGGAGGAGGTCGGCGAGCGCGCATACCACCGGCTGCACGTCGTAGCGTTGCAGCTTCCTCATGGGCGACGCCTCACAAACGGGATGAGCGACTCGACCACATCGCTGGGGGTAGCGCTTGGCACACTCACCTGCCCGACTTCGGGGAACGCAGTCACCTCGAAGGGTGCGTCGCGCTTCATATACATGAACGCCGTCCAGCGCACGGCTGCCTGCCGGATCACACCCATGCGCGGATCGGCTGACGCGAAGCCGCCCTGATATGACACCTTGGCGTAGATCGGCCGCGAGCGATCCAGTGGCGCGGTAACGCCAATGAAGTGCAGCAGGTAACGGTCGATGAGCATGGCCGTCATGTCGAGCGCTGTCCACGTCCTGAAGTCTTGCGACACGCTGACTGCGCTCACGCTTTGGCAGTGGCCCTTTGACACGCTGACGATCAGCACGCCGTCGCGATTGAGCAGCACTTGATCGCCGCGCCGCACTTCATCGACGATGGCCTCGTCGTAGAACGAATGCCGGCAATGACTATCGAGCGCCGCGCAGGCGCGCGGGATCCGCTCTTCAATCGCGCTGTTTTCAATGCCCGAGGTGCTTTGCTTGGACAGTTCCGTCCTCACCTCTTCGGACGTGCAGTAGTTGGCCATGGTTTCGCCCAGTGCGATGCCTCGTGCGATGCTTAGCTCTTCGCCTTTTTACCCTTGCCGGCGCTTCCGGCGCTTCCGGCCTTCGGCGTCTCGTCGGCCTTGTCGTCGGCCTTGTCGTCGGCCTTGTCGTCGACTTGTTCCACAGGTTCTTCTGTCACCGGCGCGAGGAGACCGCCGGCCACAAAGTCGGCAAACAGCGCGGCTTTGTCGTCGGGAATCTCGACGACACCATCGACCGCGAAGAACTCATCGGGGCCGTGGCTGACGCTGTTGGATTCGGCTGTTGGATTCGGTTGCAAATTTCGCCATGTCGTTATTGCCTGATGCCGGCATACTCGCCCGGCTTACTTGGCCGGCTTACTTGGCCAGCGCTAGCACGGTCAACGTCACCGGGTTGGTGTTGCTCACCACTACGCTAATCGCCGTCCGTGCGCCGAAGTTAAACGTGGCCGTCATGTCGGTGCTGTTCGTCAGCACTGACGAGCCCACCGTCGCGCCGGTCACCCAGTTCGAACTGTTGTTGGAGTGCAGCAGCTTGATCGTGGTGGTATTCGTGCCACTCATCGCGATCACGTATTGCACATCGATGCGGTCGAAGGCGCTGATGTCGACGGCCGGCCCTTGCGTGTTCTGGGTAATGACGCTGCTGAAGAGCGTCATGATTTGCGGCGCAGCGGCCACGCGCGTGGTGCCGCCCGGGAATGTAGGCGCAGCGGCCGCAGGCGTCGCAGGCTTGGCCCCAAGCGCGCCGAAGGCCAGCACCGTGATCAGCACCCCTGTCACAACAGCGGCCAGCACCGCCCGCGCTCGCGTGAATCGTCCTTTCATGTTTCTCCGTTGCACCGGAGCCGCCCGCGTGGGTGACTCCGGTGTCGTTCCTCAACTCACTTCACGGTCGTCGGCTTAGATGCCGTCGGCGATGTTGGTGATGATGCCAATCGCGCTCGGGAAGTAGTGCGCCAGCACGCCGTCGAAATACACACCCGACTCGTATTGGCGCTTGATCAGCGGCCAGTCGATCTGGTAGTAGTCCTGGCGCAGGTGCATCTCCATCACGTTTGCGACGTTCGAGGACGGATACGGCAGGACATCCGTGTGCGCCATCATCGTGCCGGGCGCGGCATCGGGATGCAACGCGAGCGTCACGAGCTGGCCGCCGCTCATGCCGTAGCGGTTCAGATACGAACCGACGACAGAGCCGGCCACCACACCATTGACGCCGTTCGCGAAGTCCCCCGACATGCGGACGATGGGGCTGCCGTTGTTCTTGATCACCAGCGACGTGATGTTCTTGACTTCCTGAGACGACACGTAAATCACGTTCGGGCTCAAGCGGTAGTTGTCCCACATGCTCTTCAGGAGCGTCTCGATTTGGTCGACCGCGCCGTCGCTGTTGCTGGCGGACAGCTTTGTGCCGGTGCCAGCGGTGCCCGTGGCCAGCTTCTGGACTGTGCCGCCGGCGAAGCCGGTGTTCAGCAACCCGTCAAACTCATACGTGTTCTTGGAGCGATCCGAGGTGAACAGGGTGCTGAGCGCCTGGCCCGTGCCCGCGAGCGCTGTCAGCTTCACGCTGTTGATGGTGGTGATCGCTTCGAGCTTCTCGTTGCCGCTCGTGCCGACATACCACGCATATGCCACCGCGCCGGTGACTGCCGCCACAGAAGCGCTGATCGTGCTGAGGTTGCCGCCCGAGGTGGTCGTTGTTCCGGCCGTCGACTTGATCGCCGTGCCGGGGTTGTAGGTGTAGGTGCTGCCGTCGGGCATGGTCACCGTCTGCACACCGGGCACGCCGTCGGTCATGTTGGAGGCCAGCCAACCGGCGTGTGTCAGCGCGACGCACACGACGTTGTAGGCCGCGTCGGCAATGCTGCCGCCGGTGGCCGCATTGGCCACGGTCGGCGTGGGTGTGGTGCCCAGGGCAATCGCGTCGCCGTTGCCGCCGTAGATGATCCGCTCTTCCTGAATCATGTTGGCCCACAACAGCCGCTGGGCCGTGGTGGCGCGGATGTCTTCGAAGTTGACCGCCGCGTTCACAGCCTCAAACGTCACCGAGTCTTCCAGACCGATGGTCTTGTAGCTCGCGAGTTTGTCGGCCGTGGTCAGGCTGACCGTGCCGTTGCGCTTGCCTTCGGGCACGCCACCGCGCAACTTGCCGGTGTTGATCGCGGTCACAACCTTCCAGCGTGTGGCGATGTCGCCATTGCCTTTCACGCGCGGAATTTTGTTGCGCAGCGGGGTGATCACCGGGAAGAGGTTCTTCGCCGGGGCTTGCAGGTCGTACCATGTCAGGCCCGTCGCCTGGGAGATGGCCTTGTTGAGAATCTTCGGGTCGCCCGCGTTCGCAGCCTTATTCAATGTCGACTGCTGAAACAGGGCGATGGTGTCCTGGCTCATGTCGTTCAAGCCAGCAATCAAGTTACGCATTATTCTCCTGTGCGCTTAGCGCACGTCTTTACATGTTTTGTGTGCCGGTGCCGTTGCCGGGGTGCCGGTCTACGCAATCGTGCGGCCGCCGCCTCGGTGGACCTGACGCAGCACCAAGTCGGCGCGCTTGGCCATGAGGTTCTGCCGCTGAACTGGATCGGTCTCATCGGCAATCAGCTTGTCAAGCGCTGCAACCATCGCTTGATCGCCATCCATTCCGCCGCTGGGGTTGACTTCGCGCAACACTGGACCAGCCACACGCGGCGCGGTCTCCACCTTCACGAGTCGATCCGTCAGAGCGCCGAGCCCGGCCTCAATAGCATCGAAACGTTTGGCGAGGTCGCCACCTGTGCCGTTCAGTTTGATGAGCGGCTCAGCACCAGCCGCGAGAATGTCTTTAGCTTTGGCCAGTAGTGCATCGCCGAATGTTGCGAGCGACTTCTGGACTGCAGCGTCAACCGCTGCCTGGATGGATTTGTTCATGTCTTCGTCTTCCTCCTCTTTCTTTTCGCCGTCGCCGTTGCCGGCGTCGCCACCTTCGGCGCCCTCGGTGCCTTCGGCCTTAGCAGCACCGTCGGTTGTGGCGGCCGCCGTGGTTTCGGTTGCGCTGCCGGCAGCGGTGCCGGCGGCTGCATCAGTCGAAGCGTCCGCCGATGTCTCTTCGGTCTTGGCTTCGACTTGCTCTTCGAGAGCCTCGTCTTCCTTCATGTCGGCTACGGCCGCCTGTGTAGCCGCCCCCTGCTTTGTCACTTGATCGTTGAGGGCCGAGGTGAGGAGTTGTGCGGCTGTTTGCAGCTTGGTCGCCGTGCCGGGGTCGCTGACCGTCATGCTGGCCGACAGGCCTGCAACGAACGCGAGCGCACTTGAAATGTCGCCAACTGCTTGACCAGCTGACCAGGCAATCCACGAGGCCTCGTCGGCGTCCTTCTTCAAGTCTCCGGGGCCGGCCGCTTTGGTGGCTTCAGCGCATGCGGCACCAAGGCTGCACGCACTGTCGTGAATGGATTGGAGGAGATGCATATCGGATGCGCTGTGGCGTGCGCCGGCTTTGGCGAGTTCACTGAGGTCGCCTGCCAGCTTGACCAGTGCCTCATCAGCAGGCTCGCCGACGAACTTGACCATCTCCATCGCACCGCCAGCTTTGACCATCGTGAACACGGCGCCGTGCATGCACGGGTTGTCGACGATGCTGATCTCTTCGGGCACGGCTTCGTAGCGGAGCAGGCGACCGTCGCGCTTGCGCTTCTCGCCATATTTGCCGCCAACGCTGAAGCCGGTGTAGACACCCTCGACCACCTTGTTCCATTCGTTGTCGTCGACGATCTTGGTGCCGATGTGGATCGTCTTTGTCGCATCGTCCAAGTGCATGTCGATGATCTTGCCGGCCGCAACCGGCTGATGCATGGCGCGCACATTGCCGAGCGACTTGCCGCCGCTGGCTAACTGGATCGCCTGCGACCATTTCTCGAAGTTCGGCTTGGACCATTCGTAGTCCATCACCTCGTCGGACTTGTCCGGCGCTTCTTCGGCCGCCACGCCCCACACTTCGCGTCGCTCGGCGTCGACCTTCGTGATCGGGATGAATCGATTCATACTCACACTCACCTCTTCCGCGCGAGCGCGGGAAAAACGAAACGCGGGCACTGAAGTCGAAATGCTGTGGATTGCTCCACGCACTCGGTTCTTCAGCGCCCGCGTTCCTTGTTGTCAACCGGCCCTACCGGGCCTAAGTATCAAGTTCACGCGCGGCCAGATCGACACCGCGTTTGTTTGCGAACGAGAGTATATAGCACAGGTGTGCTAGGCGTCAATGCGACCTAGAAACCTCCCTGCTCTATCCGCCTCGTAATCGCCCTTTGAATCTCCGTCTCAACCACGTCGATGCGCTTGATGACTTGCTCGGGCAACTGCCACCAACGCCCCTTGTGCATCCACGCCTGCATGGTTTCATCGCCAATCACGAACGGGCCATATGGCACAGCGGTGCCAATTTCGCTCTCGGCGCCGTCCGCCGTCGAGCGCGTGTCTACTGTGATTGACCGGCCAAGCAGACCCGTGCGTCGATAGGTCGACTTCTCGGGCTTCGGCGGATAGGGCGGCAAGCCGCCGTGAATCTCATACATGCCGCGCTGCAGGCCATAGAAGATTACCGTGCGCAGTTCCGAGAACGACACCGCCTCGGCCAGCTCGTCGAAGCGGTCGATGTTGGTGACGTCAACGTTGAATTCAACCGAAAGGTTGTCTGCCATGATCAAACTCGCTGCGACACAGACGGGCTGATACCGGTGTCAGCGTCCCAGTCATCAGGCTTGTTCACAACCGGCTGTCGATAGCACCTGCAGCGCGGGTGGGCACTCGGTTGCTTTATCTCCTCTTTAGTCTCGGGGTGAATGAATGGCTGACCTAACGGCCGGATCTGACCGGCCAGCGGCCCGCACACTTCACACACGAACTCGTCTTGGGCCGTGAACCATTGGCTGCCCCAGATCCCTGCCGCCGTCCACGCCACCTCGTTTCCAGCACTGAATGCATTGGTGCTCTCCGTTGCAGCGATGACCTCAGCCCGCCGTCTGTCATCAATCACGGCCATGATGCGCTTGACCAGGTCGGGCATCGTCTCGCCTTTCTTGATAGAGTCAGCGAGCGCCTTGCGGATCCGGTCTCGCGTGACGTCAGTGATGCCGCGGATCAACTCGCCAGCGTGGCTACGCGCCCAAGCACGCGCGTCGTCGTTCACCAAATCCCACGACACGCTGGCCACGATCTTCGGCGGCACGCTGAACATGCCGTCGCCGTCATCCGGGTTGCGCACCTCACTCACACCGAGCCGCGCCATGCGCGCCAGCCACTTGAACAAGCCCGGCAAGAGCGCAGCAATGAACGCAGTCCAGAACGGCGCATCGTCGGCGAGCAGCTTGTTTACCGCAGTCTCGCTATCGTCCTCGTCGAACGCCGGCAGGTCATTGACCAGCGCGGCAAACACCGCCGCGAGCCACTCTTGCAAGCGTGCCTCAAGGGTATTGCGGCCGCTCGTTGGGTGCCCCTCTGAGGCCTTGCCCAGCATGGGCACCAACGAGCGGCCCAGTGCTTTTGGGCCCAGCGACTCCCAACGGATCGCGCGGACGAAGGCCTGGTCAACTTGGTCTATCGTCATTGCCGCCTTCAGCGCTTGCCGCAGAGTGCGCTGAAGCACTGGGGCCAATGCGCCCTTAGCCACCCCCGGCGGCTCGCAGTCCGCTTGCTTCTTGTCCCACAAACGGCGTCTGCATTTCTCACGCCACTGATCCAGCGCCATCTTCACGAAGTCGGGCGGCACTTCATCGGCCTTGTCATCAGCCTTGTCGTCGCCCTCATCCGTCTCGGTTGTGTTCACCTCAGCCGCGGGCGGCGGTGGTTGCGTGGGTTGCGCTTCAGCCGGCTTGGCATTCTTCACCGGCGCGAGGATCGCTTCGATCTTCTCCGGTGCAATGGTCGGGAACGCCACCTCGATCAGGTTGCGCGCCGACTCATACGGTAGCTCACCCGCAGCCACGGCCGTGACCAACCCCGAAAGCGACGTGATCTGTGCGCCATTCAGCGCCGTCGCTTGAATCGTGCTTGCCTCCTCGGCTAGCGCCTTGGCTGGCTCGTTGCCGTCACCTGCACCGGCAGCCGCTTCAGTCTTCGGCGCATCAGCCTTGGCCACAGGTGCCGGTTGCTCTGCGGCAGCTGGCGCGGCCTGTGCATTCTGTGCGCCGTCTGCGCCGTCTGCGTTGGCTACGGGTTTCACCGCGAACAGTTCGTCGGCAAATACAGGCACCCCGTTGATCAACATGAACGGCTTGACGTTCGGGATAGGGGGCTGGCCACGCTTCTCGCGCCAGACGTTCATATCGATGATGCCGTTGCGCAGTTCGATCTCGCTAAGTTGAGCCTCTTTGACCTGATCCTCTTGGGGCCCGATGTTCATGAACTTGAACGCGAGCGGCGCTTTGGTCTGCATGCGCACGATCGAGGTGATCAGGCTCTCGACATACTGCACCATCGGCCCGAAGCCCAGCCGGTATTGCGTGTTCTCGGCTCCTTCCATGAAGCCTTTGCCGCCAAGACCGCCGCCGCTCACGATGCCAAGTTCAGCCGGCGTGAAGCCGAAGCACCAACACGCGAGCTTCAGCATCCACTCATCAAAAACGGTCGTCTCGGCCGGGCGGCGAAACTCATACACGGGCAAGTTTGTGCCGTTTGAGGGGAGGAACTTCAGCCGCCGTAGCTTGGCTGTATCGCCAACCAGCAGCGCGTCGAAGTATTCCTGGAACGTGGAGATCTGCTCAGTCGTCCAGTCTGCCGGCAGACCGAGGATCGCCTCGGGCACGTTGGTCTGATCCCAATACTGGGCGTCGCTAAATTTCTTCCGCAGCGCCTGGTTGATGCGGATGATCATGAACTCAATCGGCGACGTGCCGTAAGGGCTGGTGATGTTGGCGTTGAACGGCTTGTAGACCAGCCGCTCGTTGGTGAACCATTGCCACACCTGGCCCTTAATCATCTGCACGTAAGCGGGCAGCGGCGCCGTGGGCGTCTTGCCACGTGCATCGAGCAGCGGCCGAATGAGCGCGCCGTCGATCTGGTCAACCGACGTGAGCGCATCGCCTTCCATGTGCAACCATAGCGACGGCGCATCGATGACGAGCATGTCATCGAGCACGCTGTTGAGCCAGCTATCAAAGTCCCGCTGGCCGTCGGGCTTCTCCCAGAACTCGCGCAGCGCGTCCTTGTCTTTGTCATAGTTGGTCTTATCGCCCTTCTTGCGAGGCACGAAGTCCCATTCCAGCGCGCGGATCTCACGCTTGATCGACTCGACGACGATACGCACTTCCTCGCACAGACTGGCGAATGACCGCAACTGTGAGAATGGCAAGAGACCATACCCACCGCGCGGTGTCATATACAGGTTGATGCCCGGAGGGAAGTCAAACACGCGCGGCTGCTCGTCGAGTGGCCGCACTGGGTTCGTGGGTGCGCCCGGGCCAAACTGCGCTGACTGCCACGACTGCGCGTATGCGGCCGCACCAGCCCCAACACCGCCGGCCCCGGTCATGTCCATTGCAACGTCTTCAGGCATTGTTCACCTCGCTTGCTTCGTTGGTGTCGGCTTGGGGTTGCCGGCTCTTCTCTAGCTGTTCCTCTGCAAATTGCGTCCAGCCTGGCGTGTTGGTCACCATGGCAAAGCAACCACTCACGGTGTCGACGCGGTCGTCATGCTCGCCGAAGGGGAAACTCGCCATCTCGTCGATCCAGGCATCAATCCAAACGTCATCGTTGGGGCTTTCGCGCACGAACACCAACTGGCCACCCTCGGCCCGATCTGCGACGGGCGTCGCGCGCACAGCTTTATCGGTGTCGACATGCACCGGCGTGAGCGAGATACTGACCAGCTCCCTATCACGCCGCAGGTCCTGCACCACGCCCGCACCGTGGAGTGCGCTTTCGACGCCGTGCCGCACTTTGCGCTCGGCGAGCATGGTCTCCTTGATCTTCTTGCGGATGTCTGGTGTTTCCATCCGGCCGAACCAGCCAGCGCGCAGGTAAATGGTGCCGTCCCTATCCATGGCCGCGCTGACACTGGCTGTGTAGTCGGCGGTCTGCTTGAGGCTGTAGGCCAGGTCGTAATACCGAACCCACCGCAGGCCTGACGGCGCTGCGTCAACACGCTTTTGCAGCCATGCTCGCTTGAACTTGCTGCCCTCTGCTGGCCGCGGCCGCTGCTGATACTTCGCCTGGAATTGCCGGGGGCTGACGCGCTGAATGCCGTTCAGCACGTCGGCATTGAACCGCTCCGGCCACAGCGGTTCACCGATCCTGCGGCCAAGCGGATCTGGTTCGCCTACCGACGACTGGAAGACCTCGCGCGCCATCTGGTCGCGCTCGGCCTGTGTCTCAGTCAATGCGGGCAGTGATAGCACCGTCCACTTGTCGGCCTTGGCCTGATCGCGTAACAAGCGGCCGGCGAGATCATCCTCATGCCAGCGCTGCATCATGAGGATCACTGCACCTTGAGGTTCAAGACGTGGATAGATGGTGTCGGTGTACCACTTGTAAGTGTTCTCGCGGTCAATAGCCGACTCGGCTTGCTGATAGTTGCCGATGGGATCGTCGATGATCAATATCTTCGCGCCCTGCCCCGTCGGCGCGCCGCCTACGCCAGCCGTCAACATCGCCGGGCGCGTGTAGCCGGCCAGCGTCCACTTCTGAATGGTGGCGCTGTCGTCGGACAACTGCACGTCCGGGAAGATTTCGATGTATCGCTCGGTGTTGATCATGTTTCTCACGTTGCGGCTGAAGGTGTTTGCCAGGTCGACGTTGCGGCTAGTGATGATGAATTGCTCGGTTGGGTCCACGCCTAGCGCCCACGCTGGGAAGAGTTCGCTGGCGAGCTTCGACTTGCCATGCCGCGGTGGCGCAAAGATCATCAAGCGGCGAATGTGCCGCGCTTGCACGTCCTCAAGATGCTTGGCGATCAGCTTCAGATGCGGCGCGGGGATGAATGTGGCGTCGATGTGTTGCGCAAACCACATCAACCGCCGCTTAGCCAATACCCGCTTCGCTTCATCACTCTCCGCCTTCCTCCTCCTCGCTATCTCCGTCCTCGCTTCCTCCGGTGTCGGCGCTCTGCGCGTCTGAGTCACCCGCGCGGTCGCCGGCGTCGTCGCCGGCGTCGTCGCTGGCATCGTTGCTGGCGACGACGTCGGGATAGGCCCCACCAGCGATGGCTTCAAGCTCTTCGTCGGTGAGGTCGTCGAGGGCGCTTGACCCATCGCCGCCGTCTCGTTGGATGCTGACGGTTTGCCGCGGCTTGCCGATGAGGTAGTCGGCAATGAAGCGCCGGCCTTTCTCGCGGGCTTGGTAGTCGCCTTCGTCGGTGGCGTCTTTGAGCGCGACTTCGCAGATGCGCCGCCACTCGTCTTGCGTGACGACTTCGGCAAGGGTTTTGAGCCGCGCGGTTTCACGGGCTTTCGGCGGCCGCCCGTTCGGGTTGCCGGTTTGGCCCTTTTGCCACCGACCTTTTTGGTTGCGTTCGTTGCGCTCTTCGACTTGCTCACTCACTTCAAACCTCACCTGTTAACAGGCAAAACAGGTCGCCCATCACACCGCCGCCTCAGTTACGTTAAACACGCGCTGATCGGTTGACTTCCCGGTGCCGGTGGCGATGAAGCGATATGTCCATCGGCCGGGCGTGTCGACGTCGATGTCGGCGTGGTATTTGCCCGTGCTGTCCCGTAGCAGCGCTGCGTCGACGCCATACACGTATTCGATGACCGAACCGGTCGGTGGCTTAATGCGCAGCTTCACTGCCGCCGGGTCTTGGGCCGCGCCGGCGTCGTCGGTGAACTCGTTGGTTACCTTCACCCGTGACCCTTGCAAATAGGTATTGACGTCTGCCATGTTTCACTCCAGTTCTTCATCGCTTGCACGGGCGCGATATGCGAGCACATCGGCGGCGGTAGCTACGTAGCGTGCAGCGTCAGACGCGCGAGCATGAGATACGAGACGATCGTCGGCCTGTGCATGCAGCAGCCGAGCGGTTGACCCAGCTGCCGCCTGCTCGCTTAGGGCCATGCTGTCCGCAACGGCCAGCAGCACCAGGATGCTGACTGCTTCAGTGAGCGTCGCGCCATCGCTCACCGAGACGACGAGCAGAGCAGCGTCGATGCTGCCGACATCGGTCAGCGTTCCTGCGTCGTTGACAGTCAGCGTGACATCGATGGCCACCGACTCGGTGAGTGCAGCGGCGTCCGCCAGGGCGACGCTGGCAGCAAGTGCGGCTGCCTCACCTAACGCCCCTTGGTCCACGTGCGCAGTGGCAACGGCAATAACAGCAGACTCGCTCAGCGCGCCACTGTCGTTGCCGGCAACACTCGTCCCTGCAAATACATTAGAGGCATCTGTGACGGTGGCTGAATCGCCTGCCGATAGCGCCACGGCGATCGAGGCAGAATCACTTAGCGTGCCCGAGTCAACGACGCCTACGGCTACGCTGAGTGAGCGGGTTTCGCTCAATGCCGCACTGTCCGACGCCACAAGCACCACGGCAATCGAGACCGACTCGCTCAGTGCAGCGCTGTCAGTCGTTGAGGCAGCCGCTGCAATCGATGTGCTATCCGTGACCGTGACACTGTCGGTGCGCGAGTGTGACACCAGGAGTGCAGCCGCATCGCTCAGGGTTCCGGTGTCCGACGCGGCCAGGGTAGCCGCGATGGCCGGCGTGTTGTCTGTGAGCGTGCCGGTGTCACTGTTGGCCGTGCCGATCAGAACGGCGCTGCTGTCAGTCAGGGTCGCACTGTCAGCCGCGGCTGGCGCGGCCGTGATGGCTGGCGTGCCATCGGTCAGGCTGGCGCTGTCACTTGTTGCCAGGGCAGCCGCAATGGCTGGCGTGTTGTCTGTGAGTGCTGCACTATCCGAGCCCGACTTGCTCACCGTCGAAGACGCCGAGCGTGGCGGCGTCCATACCGACGTTGGGTAAATCATGGACGGGTGCGGCTGCACCGCTGTGCCCGTCACCGTGGGCGCTGCGCCTTTCAGGTTCGTGTTGTCGCGCAGCAGCGGCAGATACACTCTGAGCGACGTGGGGCGAATCAGATGAGGCGAGACACCCTTGCCAAGCGCGGCTGCTTCCGCCGCGGTCAGGATCACGCCGTCCCAGATCGCAAACTCAGCGAGGTATCCATCCCACGAGCGCGCGCTGTCTAGTTTGCGGTTGCCTACTGACCAATCACAGGCAACCGCGGTGAACGTGCCCACTGGCGCGGTGTTCTCTGTGACAGTGACCGACACGCCATCGACATAGATGACCGGGTCGTTCGCCGTCGACGAGGCGTCGTAGGTGACGAGGATATGGTGCCATGCTCCCGCACTTGGTTCGGTGATGGCCCATTCCGCATCTGAGCCGCTCCAGTCTGGCTCGAAGAAGACATACGTGCCGCCGGCGCTCGCTCTGTCCAGCTGAGCAAAGTCGTCGCCTCCATCCCACATTCGCCGCCCAGCCGCAGCACGCCGGTATGTCCAAATGCCGTAGCTGACCTGCGTGGCGCGCGCGAAGCTCTCGGCCGTCGTGATCTTGTCGGTCGTGCCTGCGCCTACGGTCGAGTTGAATCCTCGCGCCATGATGCTAGGTTTCTTTCACAACGACTTCAAGCAGTTCGGCGTCGCCAGTCATGTCGTCGGTGCCGGTGGTGCCATTGGCGTCGCGGTTGATCTTCAGCCGGAAGGGTTCGCCGGCAGCCAATGAGTCCATCTGCGCGCCGGATGTAAATGTGATACTGGTCTTCTTGGCTACGCCTGATGTGCCCGATGCCGTCGTACCTGCTGATTGCGCAGATGCAAACGAGTCCGAGTCATGGTCAGTGCTCAGATCGTCCCGCTCGATGGCAGCCTCCCAGCGGCACGAGCCCGAGGTGGCTGACGTGGCCATCCAGTAGATGTCCACGGTGAGGCCGCCACCGCCATAGTTGTCAGGCAACACGCCGCGGAACACGGCCGCTTCATCGGTCGAAGCGTCAAAGTCGAGCACCACGATCGAGTTGCGGGTATCGAGGGTGGCGTAGTTCGACGCCGGCGGCTCATTTGCGCCGGGCGTGAAGACTGCCAGAACGTTGCCGCTTGCCATCTATATCCGCCTTGCGCTGGCCCATTAGGCCAGCGTCAGTGTCACGGTCATGGCCCAGCTCGCGGCGCTGGTCTTTGTGCCAAGAGACTCGACCTTGCGGTTGAGCATGCGGCCGGTGGCTGCGGTGGGTGAGTTGAACACGCCCCACTCGGCCCAGGCCCAGTTGGCGTCGCTGGTGCCAAAGGTGCTTTTGAACTGGGTCGACGCCGCGCCAGACGTGGTCGCGTCGGTGTGCGCTGGGAAGGTCGCGTCCATGGCCTTGCGCAGCTTGTTCGACGCGGCTTGCAGGTCGGTCTGCGTGGCGGCGGCGGCTGTGCTGGAGTCACCGGCACCGATGGCCGCGTTGCCGTTGTTGAAGAACGTCAAGGCCTGGCCAGCGGTGCCGGTGCCATTGCCGATGAGGCATTGCCACAAACACGATGCGCCGCCATACATCAACAAATTTCCCTCGCGCTCAATCGTCTCGTAGGGCGTGACGCCGGCGGCGAGGATGTCGGCCTCTTGGGCCGTTTCAGGATTGAGGCCCGCCGCGGCAATGTCGTGCGCGTGGAACTTGCGCAGCATCCATTTTGCCTTCCAAGTCACCGGGTCGTGCAGGCCCAGTGCGGCCGCGAGCTGCGCGCCCTCGTTAAATTGCATGTTGTCTGCTTGCATGTCGTGTCTCCTGTTGAACTGAGCTAACGTTGAACTGAGCTAGAAATGAAAGACCTTCGCCGGCGGGTGATATCCAGCTGAGGGCGCATCGCCACTGAGCAGATTGACCGGCTCCAGCGCCCGCTCGGCCACAATCTCGCCGCGATAGGCAGCCTGTAACTCCGGGATATAGGGCGAGAGTCCGTA